TCGACCTGGTGCCGACACGGTGCCAGCCCGGCCTTTTTGAGGGCGTGCTGGGCGAACTCGCGGATGGAAAGCTGCTTCTGCATGGAAAACTGCTTCGCTTATGAGATGAGCGTCTCATCGTCCCAGATTGAGCCATATCAGGCATTCACCTGAGAGGCAACATTCCCTCGGTCATGGACTTTAGTAACCGCCCCTCCCCGGAAGTAACTTGCGGAGCCTCCCGGCTGGTCGCTTAAGCTAGTTCCCGACATACGACCGTTCCGTGAAGGGCTGCGCAACGCCCAATCTCCGCGCAGCCCTTCCTCCTTTGCTCCACCGCCGCGCGCCGGACATAAAGCGCAGCCGATCGCAAAACCCTCATGAGAATTCCTGTGTTTGCCCGCGGATCGAATCCCCGCGTGGACCGTCGAATCACCAAAAAAAGCCTACTGTACGCCGAAACCCAAGTCCTAGAAGGACTTGCGGACTGGGTGGATCCCTGCGATCCTCAGAGAGGCATCATCGCCCGAGAGTATCTCCCCTCTGGAAAGGCTCTCGTCCCAGATCCGGGCGCCGTCGAGAACCTGGCGCTGCCGCGGGTGGAATTGCCAGGTGTGAAGTATGTCCCTCCCGCCACTGATTCCCGGCCGCGGATTTCTACCGTCCGCGAAGGTTGGGACTGGTCCCTCGAAACGCTTCCCCCGCTCGATCGCGCGATCGAGTCCGCCATCTCGGCCTGAAGTCCGAGCCCGCACATGCGTGCCTTTCGACGAAACCTACTTCGAGATCGTGCAGCGAGTGATGCGCGAAGCCTACGAAGTGGAAGAACTGCGCCGAGCCGTCGGCCCCTGGTCGTTTCGGGTGGATTCGATCCGGGCGTCTTCTGGTGGGAAGGATCTCTCGGAGACGATGACGCTGCTGCTGGCGTTGATTGTCTTTGACGGCTACGAGCTGTTCCCCGCAAACCATGACCTTCCCGGATCCGCGGCGAATCGGAACCTATAACCAGATCGATCGCTCACGCCAATACACACGGGCCGACGGGCCGGAGCTCTTGCGCTCGCTCAATGAAGCCTGGTCGAAGATCCGGACCTGCGAGCGCGAGCTGACCAAGCGCGATACGGCGATCGCCGAGCTGCGCGAGAAGCTGAAGAAGTCGCAAATCGTGAATGTGGCACTGACCTCGATCATCACCGCGCTGGCGGTCAAAGGGCTGGAATTTCTAATCAAGGCGCTGCCGTGAACCTGCTCCAGTACGAACGCGAGAAATTGAAGCTGGCCCGCCAGGCCGAACTCGAGATGCTCAAGCGCCTGATGACGAAACGAAATCGCGACTACGCCGAGATGGCGAGTGGCTTCTGGCTGGGACTCTGGGCGCGCACCCGGAGCAGCCTGCGGGGAAAACCCCGGAAGGCAGCGGCGTAGATGGCAGTCTCAGCCGATTGGGTGCAGGGCTTCTGTTGGGGAGTGGTCGTGACTGGCTGCGTGTGCTTGGTGGTCCTGGCACTACTCTACTGAGAAAACGAATTTTCGCGGAAGTCCAATAGATCCGCGTGCAACCATATGTCCTACGGTTGCAAAACTTGATTGTTTTTTGATTCGATGCAGGCGCTGAAACGCGAAGAGCTGGCGAAATTTTTGGAAGCCTGCAGAGAGCAGAGCGAGCAGACCTGGTTGATGGCTCTACTCGCAGTGAATCACGGATTGCGCGTCGGAGAGCTCTGCGGACGCTGGGCCGTGCGCAAGGTTAAAGGCAATAAGGAGAAGTACTTCCACCGCGGGATCCTGGCGCGCGAAGTGCGGAACGGACTGATCACGATTCGCCGTCTGAAAGGCTCGGAGATCACCACGCAGCCGCTGGTCGCACACGAAAATCCTCTGTTCGATGAGCGCCGCGCAGTCGAAAAACTGGTTTTGAAAACACGCCCAAATGACCCGCTTTTCAAGCTCAATCGAACAACCGCCTGGCGCCATCTGCAGGCCGCAGGACGCGCCGCCGGCGTAAAACTTTCCGCCGCGCATATTCGCGGAATGAAACACACGCTCGGCACGCTAGCTGCTGAAAATACAGCACCTAAGGAGCTGCAGATCCAGATGGGGCACAAGGATGGAAAGAACACCCTGCGCTACTACGACACGACTCCTGAGCAGGCGGCAGAGGCCGTCAAACGCGCGCTGGCGCTTTGAATTTTTGAATTAATTTTTGAATGCCACGCGGTGGACGACGAGAAGGCGCAGGACGGAAGAAGCAGACCAGGGCGACGGATGCAGGTGTAGCCGAGAAAGTGCTGGCGAAAGCGCATGCCGAGCAGACCTGGTTGTCACTGATCCAGCTGGAGAAGAACCGGCTCGGCATCGCGGCAGACGGGAAGCTGAAAGAAACCAAGAAATCAGAGCCTAGCGATGAGGACGAGGAGGGAGTCATCGACGGTCCCGACTATCAGGGCAGATTTTCCATCATCCCGCTGGTGAATCTGTTCAAGTACCTCGAGGATCGCGCTTATGGCCCCTGCAAACAGAAGCTAGAACTCAATGGGAAGCTCGAATTTGATCTCGCCGCTCGACGCGACCGTGTTCGCGAACTTCTCTCCCGGTTGGCTGGAGGGACTAAGCGCTGAAGATCTCGAGGCGCTCGAACGCGAACTCGAGGAAGCTGTCGGCTTTGCCGCACAGAAGGAACAAAGTGAGCAGCTGGATCTCGATGCGAAATGCGCCGCCGATGCTCTGTTCTGGCTGCAGAACCTCACCGCTACCGAGAATCCCAAGCACCAGGAGCAAGGCCTTCCCTACAAAGCCCCATTCCCGCGCAAAAGTTATTTCGCTCCGCTGTTTGAAGAATTCCGGCGAGCTCGTCGGCTGTTCATCCCGAAGACGCGCGAGATGCTCACCAGCTGGTGCGTGATGGGCGACTCGACGCACAGAGCACAGTGGGAGCGCTGGTTCGTCGTGGTGCAGACCGACGCAGAGAAGAAAGCCGAAGAGTTGATCGGCTACGCGCGCGCCCTCTACGACAATCAGCCGGACTGGATGAAGAAGCTGCATCCGCTGAGCGGACAGCCCTCGCAGACCAAGATTGAATGGCAAGCCGGCGGGCGATTGCTCGCGATCCCTGCCGGCGTCAACAAGATTCGTTTGTATCACCCGACTCGCTACGTGATGGACGAAGCCGCATTCCTGCCGGAAGCAGAAGCCTGCTACAACGCCGCGGCGCCGGTGGCGCAGCAGATCATCGCGATCTCTTCGGCCGGACCTGGATGGTTTGGCGATCAATGCGCCAAGTGAAGGTCACCGCCGCAGTGCTGTTTGTGATGGCGCTCATCGGGTTTCAGTGCTGGTGGGTCAGATACAAATACCAGGACTGCAAAAGAGTCGGGCACTCAACTCTTTACTGCGTCCTCGATCTTGGAAAATGAACACACTTCCAGTCACCTTCGACGGCCGGCGCGCAGTTCCCTCCCCTGAAGTCACGCGCGTGATGCTCGAGCTACTCGAGCTGACCAAGCTCGACAAGGTGCTCGAGATCGGAACCGGATCCGGCTATCAGACCAGCGAGCTGGCGAAATCCGGAGCTGAACTGCATTCGATCGAGCTCGAGCCGTGGGTGGATCCAACCAAGATCACCGGCGAATGCGTGTTCTTACATGCCGGCAACGGCGTGACCGGGCTCTACAGCGAAGCGCCGTTCACCGCGATCGTTGCAACCTGTGGCGTCGAGCAGATTCCCTCCGCCTGGCGCGCGCAACTCACCGAAGGCGGACGCCTGGTCGCACCAGTCGGAGATAGCACCGTGCAGCGCCTGACCAAGTTCGTGAAGCATGATGGCTCGCTGGTCCCGGTGCGGATCGGCGCCTACGTGCGCTTCCAGATGCTCAGGGAGCCCGAAATTCGCAAGCCGGTGAAGCCGGTCTATGCCTAAAGTCTCCGCCGCTTCGGTTGATTACACCGAGCTGCCTGGCGCCCAGAAAGACGCGGACTGCTCGCACGTGGAAGTCAAAGGCGGAGTCTCGAATCAGCTGGGCTGCTGCAACGACTTCGAGTACGTACCAGGCAAGCCGAAAGAGTTCCGCTGCGGGACGTGTGAGTACGTCGTGATCCAGAACGTAAAGCCCGACAATTTCTATGGCGCGTGATCTAGTGCTCGTGCTCTGGCTTTTTGTTGATGTGCTCTGGAGCGCATTTCTCTTCGGCGGGTGCGCGTGGCTGGTGTTTTGGCATGACCATTCGCCTTGGTGGTTTCTTCTGGCGATCTTTCTCAGCCCCGCTCTAGGTGGCGGCAAGCTGTACCGCGCCCTCGCAAAGCGTTGCGGTCTGGGAGAAGGCGAACTAGGAAAAGATGATGGCGCGTAAAGGCTTCATCGTCGCTCATGGCGAGACTTTGATGGACCGGGAAGGACGAGTGCACGGCCGGCTCGATCCGCCGCTCACGCTCAAAGGCAAGCTGACCGCGAAACGCGCCGCCCGTCAGCTGAAAGGCAAGCCGATCGAGCGCATCTACTCTTCGCCGCGGCAGCGCGCACGTCAGACCGCCAGCATCCTTGCGGACACGCTCCAGGTGCCGATCGAAGTTCGCGGCGAACTCGTTCCGTGGGATCTCGGACGCATGTCCGGCGCGAAAGCTTCAACCATTACGCCGATCGTCGATTTCTTCTCTTCGCGCCCGGAGCGCGTGGTGCCGAGCGGCGAATCGAAGGCTGACGTTCTCAAGCGCTATCGCAAGTTCGTCTCCGAGCTGAAGCGCGGCAAAGGCATGTTTGTGATCGCCGGCCATTCTCAGCACACGCTCGGCTTCGACTATGCCGCCAAGGGCGGCGATCTCTCGAAAGTCAAAATGATCGGCGGGCAGGCGGGAGAAGTGAAACCCGTCACCGTCTGAAAGGCAACACCATGAAAAAAGTAAAAGGAATGCCGATCACCGGCGCCAAGCCGCAGTACTCAAAGAAAGCTCCGCTGGTGCCCGACGCGAAGGACACGTCCGCGCAAGCGCAGATCATGATCGGCGAAGCCCCGTCGCCCTTTAAGAACAAGATGCAGACGGGAGAGATGCCGGCGCCTTCAGGAGCATCAGGCGGTGTCTCGACGATGGAGCCGAAGATCCAGTCCGGCCTGAAGCGATCGACGCCTGGCGCGCGCGCATTGCCCTCCGGGCAGCCCGTCGGACAGCGCAAGCCGATCAACCAGTCCGGCCAGATGGACGGCCGCATGGGAACACGCTTCGCGCGCAAGGTCGGCGGCGCGGATCTGAAGACCAAGTACACACCAAAGCGCAACGCCAATTTCTACGGGGAGTAAGACCATGAAACGCACTCAGCAGGGCGTGCCTGCAGCCGAAACCGGCCGCGTCGCGGGCGACTATTCCGGATCGCGGAACTACAACAAGATGCCGACCAAAAGCGGCGGCAACTCGACCACCAACGAAGCTCGCCGCGGAGCTGGCCAGATCGCACCGCGTCCGCAGAGTTCCAAACAGCCACTGCTGAGCGCGAGCGCCGCTACGGCGTCCGCGCAGGCAGGCATCGCGCGCGTCAAAGGCGCGGGTTCTTCCCCAACGGGAACCGGCGGATCCGCCGGCAGCTTCACGCCCGTGCAGAACAACGCCAACGCGAACCAGCACGGCACCGCGATGCCCTATGGCGGCAAGGGCACGCCACCGGCACAGCGCGGCGGTCCCGCAGGCCTGCGCGCCGGCGGACGCAATCAGACCTGGCCGAACGGAGCGATGTACACCGACGGCACCAAGGCAGACGGCGCCCGCGGCCGCGGCGGCGAGTTGCAGAAGCCGAAGCGGAAAGGCAAAGGTGCAGCTTTTTACGGCGAGTACTCCTAAAGCGGCCGCTCGATTGCTCAAACCAGAGCATGGGCTGGCTATCGAAGCGAACAACAAAAGCAAGTTGTCATCCTGAAAAACCGCATGTGGCGAAGGGCCTCTGTAATGCCTGTTATCGACACATGCGCTACCACGCCAAGTGGAAATCCTCCAACACCGAGCGATCGAGACTCTGGCGGAACAAGAACCGCGACAAATGGCGTTTATGGAAGAAAGAGGCAGAACGGCGCAAACGTGAACGCAAGGCCACACGCCCTCGCGCAAGTTCTTGCGAGATTTGCGCACGAGTTTGCTTCACATTTTTCGATCACGATCACAGCACAGGACAGTTTCGCGGTTGGATTTGCGAGCACTGCAATAAAGCTTTAGGTTTCGTGAAAGACGATCCCGCACTTCTCCGAAAACTGGCCGAGTACCTAGAAAAAGCGGACAACTGAGAGGAGAACAGCCATCACAACCACAAACGTGTACAAGGTGCATTACCACTTCGAGGGATCGGGCGGCAAGAAGATCTCGCCCGATTACGTCGATTACGTGGCGGCGGCTGCGAACGACTACAACTCGATCAAGACCGTGCTTTCGAACAACGGCAAGCTGCTCGGCGGGGGAACACTGGTGATCTCCGCGGTGCAGAACTTCCCCTCGGGTGGATCGACCGGAGTCCTCAGCTAAACCTTGCAGGTCGAATTCCCGCATCCCGGAATCGAAGTCTGGTCGAACCGCCACGGCATCCGCATCTTCCGCCTGCACTACTCGGCTGATCCAGAGAAGACCAGCGAGTGGGCCGCAGCGCAGAAGCACGCGATGACCAACCCTGCCGACTACGAGCAGGAATTCGAGATCAACTTCTCGGCCAAGCTGGGAACGCTGATCTACCAGATGCGGGATGAAGCGACGCTCGAGAACTCATTCCCGATCCCGCACGACTGGACTCGCTATTTTGCTCTCGACCCGCATCCTGTGGTTCCCCACGCAGCACTTTGGGTGGCGGTTGACCGCTGGGGAGATGCATGGGCTTATCGAGAACTATGGCCCTCTCGCATCGCAGGACAGCCCGGAAATCCTCCCGAGGATGACGTGCGATTTTCCATCAAGGACTTCGTAGAAGCCGTGCAGTGGCTCGAGTCGGCCGAGAACCCCGAGAACCAGATGCAGGCTGAAGACGTTTACAAGCGCGTCATCGACTACGCCGCCCGCGCCATGGGGCAAGGGTTCTTCGACGAGAAGCCGGAATACAACTTCCAGCTGCGCTTTGAGGAACTCGGTGGCTGGAAGTTTGACGACTCGATCAAGGATCACCAGGCCGGCTACGAAGCCGTGAATGAATGGCTGAAGCCGCGCGACGTCGAGCAAGTGGATGGAATGTTTCGGCCGAAATCACGGCTGCATATCTTCCAGGACAAGTGTCCAGAGCTCGTGCTCGAGCTGCACACCAACCGCTTCCAGCAGATGACGCCGACGATGGCCGAGCGCGCCGATCCCACTGGCAAGCCAATGGCAAAACGAAATCACGAGACCGACTGCCTGCGCTATCTGGCGATGGCTGGCCTCGAGTACATCCCCAATCGCCGCCTGACTTCGAACTGGAAGCCCCTGGCAAACGGAATCAACTACTAAATGCCCTCTGAAATCCCAGGCACGTCGCAAGCTGCGCCGAACGTGTCGACGAACTCGACGCCCGAGACGGTGGCCGACATTCTCGACCGCCGCAACGAGTCGCGCCGCTACATGCAGATCAACTACTGGGATCAGTGGGAGGACGTCTATCGCGCTTCGAAGTGCCGCACCAAGCCGATCATGACGAAGGACAAGAGCGGCAACGAAGTCGAGGACAAGACGCGCACTAACGTCGCGATGCCGGAGCTGAGCCTGATCATCCGCCGCAAAACGGCGCGGCTCACCGCGAATCCGCCGCAGATCAACTACACCTGCGCCGAAGATGGACCGCGGCAGCTCGCCGATCGCCTGACCGCATGGAGCTATCAGCAATTCGATCGCTCCGGTGAAGCCATGGAGCACCGCAAGCTCGTGCAGTCCGGGCAAACCTTCGGCTACGGCGTGCAGAAGCACTACTGGGACACGGTCGAGATCACGCGCAAGTTCTTTCGCCAGTTCGTGAAGGGCGGACAGCCCTACGCCATGAACCGCACCGGCTTTATGCAGATGCAGGGCGCGCCCGACGATGAGATCTCGGCCGCAGTGAAAGAAGGCGGCGAGGAACTGAACGACACCGAACTCTCGAACGCGATCGCCAAGTACGGACCGACCGCACAGGTGCCCACGCGCGTGCGGCAGTTCGAAGGCCCGGTCTCGAAAAACATCTTTATTGGCGATTTCTTCATGGAGCCAGGCGCCGCGAACCTGAACGTCTCCGGCTGGGGAATCGAGAACTACTTTGAGTCCGACGTGTGGCTGAAGAAGATGGCGGCGAAAAAGTATATCGACCCGGAAACGGGCGACGAGCGGCCGATCTTCGACACCAAGGCGATCAAGGAACTCGCCGACATGCCGTCCTGGCAGCCGATCTACCAGCAGCAGCCCTTCGATCTGCGATCGCGTTTGCGCACCAATGCACTCGGCCAGACGCTTCCCTTGTGGCCGACGAAGCTTCTGCGCGGCAAGCGCTACGACGTGCTCGAGTGCCACACCAAGGACAAAGAGGGAAAGTTCTGGATCGAGTGGGTGGGCAACGAGAAAGTTTTTCTGGGGAAAATGCCTTATCCGTGGGATCTCTACGGGAAGTACTGCTACACGGAACTCGTGCCGATGTTTGACCTGCTCGCGGCCTACGGAGATTCGACGCCGCAGCTCTTGAGACACCTGTGGCTTTTACACAACGCGATTGTCGGATCGCGCCGCGACCTGGTCGCGAACATCTTACGCCCGCTCATGAAAATGCGCGCCGGCGCCGACGTTCCCGACGAGCAGATCGATCGCGCTTTGTTCCGCATCATCCAGATGCGCAACCCCGATGACCTGCAGCCGCTGATCGAAGACTTGGGCTCAATCGCGCCGGCAATTCAGGGAGCAACCGAAGAAGAAGCGCAGAACCTGCGCATGATGGCTCTCGCCGAGCCGAACCTCACCAACGTCGAGACCGGCACAGAATCGAATCCACAAGCGGGCAAGACCGCGACCACCGCGGTGCTCGCTGCCAAGTCGGCCGACGCGCTGACCCAGTTCGAGATGGACTCGCTCAACTGGTATCTCAAGGAGTCGGGCGAGAAGAAGCTCGCCATGCTGCAGCAGACCGAGCCCGAGCCCGACGAGAAATCCGAGAGCGGCTACAAGCCCTACGATCTGGCCTCGAGCTACACCTCGAAGGTGGAAGGCCTGACCCAACGCTACGGCAAGACCAGCGTCGCCCAGCTCGACTTCATGGAGCTCCAGCAGGAGATCCAGGTCGAACCGGCCGCGATGTCGATGCTTTCAGTCGATGACGACATCCGTCGCACCGGCGCATTGCAGCTGGTCGAAATTGCCGGGCAGATGCCCTCGGTCGTCGATCCCCACTACGCGGCGAAGAACTTCGCTTCGACGATCAAAGGCGTGGACGCAGACAAAGCTGTGCCGCCGCCGAAGCCGCCGCAGAATCCGCCGCCGAAGATCTCTGTGACGGTCGCGATCAAGTGGCCAGAACTGCCGCCGGAAGTGCAGGCGCAGATTCTCTCCGCGGCCGGCGGGCAGGTTTCCGCCGCAACCCAGAACGAACTGCAGCTCGAATCGACGCTCAAAGGCATCGAGAAACTTTCTTCCGCGGCCAATCACGCCGACAACTTGATGAGCACCCGCGGCGCTGACGATGTGCACGATCTGCCTTCGACCAAGGGAGTGAACAATCCAAGCCCAACTCCGGCTCGCTGAAGCGCAGCAGCTCTACGACGGGCTGCAGGATGCGCTGCTGCGGCCGGCGCTGGAAGCCTTCATCGAAAGCGAACGCCAGCAGTTGCTCAAAGACCTGGTTACGGCCGTATGCCTCACGGAACGATCGACGCTCAAGGAATCGCGCCTCGCGGGAAAGATCGAAGCCTATGAAGGCCTGCTCTCGCAACTCGAGAAGTATGCGGTCGAGCAGCTTGGCCAGACCCAGGGAGTGCGGGCAGAGCTGGATCGCGGCCTTAACTGAGTTCTTCGCCTCGCATCCCGAGGCTCTACAAGTTTTGACGGACCAACCGTCTGCAGCGGGAACCAACCCCGCGAAGGAGAAAACCAATGAGTGACGTCAGCACAGCACCCGAGCAGGATCAGATAGCGGATTCCCTTCTCGGCGAGCCGCAGGAACAAACGACAACCGAGCAGACCGGAGCAGAGGAAGTTGTCGAAGGTTCTGAGCAGCTCGACACGCAAGACCAAATCGACGCTGAGCCCACCGAACAGCTCTCGGACGAAACAGCCGACGACTGGCTCCCGACGGAGCAGCAGAAGGTGTTTCCCGATGACGTTCTCCGGCAATATGCGGAGCAGCGCTACCCGGATGTTCTCCGGTTGCTCGACAACGATCCAACCAACGGCGTTCTCAAGCAACTGCTCCACGACAAGCTGAACACAGATATTTTCCTGCGCGCACAGCAGGAGGAACAGAACGCATTCCAGACGGAAGAATTCGAGACTGAGCCAGAAGCGGAACCAACCCGCAGCGAAACCCAGCCTCAGATCACGCGCGAGCAGTACTTCCAGAATCTCGACCGGGTCATCAGCGAACGCACGGATCCGGAAGTGGCAAAGGCCTTTCACTCCGATTTCCTGCGCGCCTTTGGCGTGCCGGAAGCCGAGATCGCGAAGGTCCCTGCGCAACAGGCCATGCAATTCACGCACGTTGCCTCGAAGTACATGCTCAACCTGATGAACTCTTTCGCCGGCGACCTGATCCAGTCCCAGCTCGGCCAGCAACTGTCCCAGGCTTTTCCCGGCTTCAGTGAAATGTATGAGCGCTCGGCTTACGCGATGGCGTGGGACCGGGTGCGCAACTCAAACCAGCAGTTCTCGAGCTTGCCGGCGTATGGGTCAAAGGAATTCTCAAAGACCCTGCGCGAAGCCAGCGCGCGGATTCCCGGCTTTGAGGAAATGCAGTTCACCGGCCGCAACGGGCAGCCCCTGCCCGCCATGGAAAACGCCATGCGCAAGTACGCCATGCTCGCCCAGATCGCCTCTGGGCAGCAGGTGGATCCGCGCCTGGTGCAGCAGGCAGCGCAGGCTGGCGCGCGCAATGCGCGGCGGGCGGATGTCAGACGCTCGGCCGCAAACCTCGGCTCCGGACGCAGTGCAGCCGCTGCGCCCAAGGCTTCTTCGAAGTTCCAGTCGAACGCGGACCTCTTCGATGACGACACGATGGCTCTGTACCAGAAGGAACACGGCCGTCTTTAGGGCTCAGCAGAACTTGGAGCCTTTCCTGTGAACATTTTCAGCTTAATCACAGCGCTCTTCGTCACCCGGCTCAGCTTTTCCCGGCTGGGCGAAGAACTCATGGCGATGTTTTCCATGGGTGCGCTGCAGGTCTCACGCAGTTTCAACCAGATGGTCACGGACACGACCAACGTCCGTGACGTCAGCGAACAGATGGTGCTGCTCGAACCCGATGCGGCCCCGCTGTTCGTCCTGACCAATGCGGCCAAGCGCAAGCAGCCGACCATTGGGCCACGCTTTGAATGGGTGGAAGACAACGAAGTCTCGCTGTGGGGTCAGGCGTCGCTCGCTGCCGATACTACATCGGCGGTGACTTCGATCCTGGTCGCAGATGGAACTTTGTTCGGAGTGGGCGACATCGTGGCCGTGCCGAAGGCGCAGTCTTCTTCGGCCGCGCCCGAAGTTTTCCTGGTCACCTCCATCACGACCAACACGCTCACCATTACGCGAGGCGTGGGCGGATCCGGCGCAGATACCATTCCTGCGACGGGCTCGCTGCGCATCCTTGCGTCGGCGTTTAAGGAAGACGACAACGTCGGGCAACAGCGCTACACCTCGAAGACGGTGCAGATCAGCTATGCCCAGATCTTCAAGACGCCGGTGAAGGTCACTCACACCGCGGCTTCCACTAAGCAGTACGGAGCGCCGCAGGGTGAGCGGAAGTACCAGCTGGTGAAGGCATTGATCCGCCACCGCTCGGAAATCGAAGCTGCCGGCTTGTGGTCCCGTGCTTCAGAGTCGCTCGCATCGCCCGGTTCGCGCTGGACGACGATGGGCTGGCTCTCCCGCATCTCGACCAACAAGACCGACGCGTCGACCACGGCGACGATCACGACCTGGAACACATTCTCAGAGACCGCGTTCCGCTACGGAGAAAAGCAGAAGTTGCTGCTCTGCGCTCCGAAAGTGATCTCGGCTCTGAACTTCTACTCGCAGAACAAGCTGCTGACGCGGGTGGGAGACACGGTCTTCGGCGTGAAGATCGCTCGCTTCGAGATGGCGCTGGGCGAGTTCCTGCTCGCGAACGACTATCGTCTGGGAACCGCCGACGTTGGCTTCCCCGGCGGCAACTCGTTTGCGACCCACGCCTACTCGATCGATCTGCCCTCGGTGGCGATCCGCTACCTGCAGGGCGGTGGTGACAGCCTGATCGGCGACACGAAGCTGTTTGAAAACGTGCTGCCCGACGGCTCAACCACCCGCACCGACGAGTACCGCTCGCAGATCGGCTGGGAGATCCGGCATGAAAAGAAACATGCCTGGCTCTTCGATCTGTCGGCTTACGCATAAAACCCTCGACTGGAGGCGGAGAACCTGCCGCCTCCAGTTGTTTCACTGGAGAAGACTATGAACCTCTATCGCGTGCAGTTCTTTCATGTCACCAGCCGGCGCACCGAGCAGATGCGCGGCCAGGCATTCACCCACCGCCAGGGCACCGAGAAGACCGCGTTCGTCGTGGCCGCAACGCCGGAAGAAGCCGGCGCGCACATATCGGCCAGACACGACTGCGACATTCTGGGCGTCTTGACCGAGAAGTCGAACGTGGAGATCGCAACACCCGCGAAAGCATCCGCCCGCAAATAGGAGAGCCTCATGTCAGAAGCGAAGAAGTGGAAGTGTCTGAATCCCGACTGCGGCAAGGAATTCACCGTCGGAAGCTGGCTGTGCATCGACGGCCAGAATAATCATGTTGTCGCCCAGAAGCAGTACCGCTCGATCGATGCGCCATCCGATCCTGGCCATCCGCAGATCGGTGGCATGGACTCGCTGCGCGACGGGCGCACAGTGGTCTGCAATATCCCTCCGGAAAAGCGCGTCGTGATGAAGGGCGATGACGGCCAGGACAAGATCCAGATCATGCCCGGCGGCAACGTCACCTTCCACCGCGGGCTGTACGCCACGAGCGACCCAGAAATTCAGTACTACCTCGACAAGCGCCCTGGCTACAACATGACCGAGGAGCAATGGGAAGCGGCATGGCTCTCGGATTCGCAGAGGCTGATGCTCGACAAACAGCGCTTCGCGGCCGACAAACAGCGCCTCGAGAACGAACGGAATGAGTTGCTGGCGCAGGTGAAGCAGAAGGTGGGCGCGAGAGCGTAAGTGGGCGGACCGAACGCTGGCGGGATGTACGGACCTGGCGGGGACACACTATTCCGCTCGGGGCTTGGTCCCGCTCGTACGATCAACGACGCCTCGATGGGCGCGGGGATGCAGAATGCCTACCGCGTCGAGCCCGACTACGTGAAGCTGATCGCCGAAGAATTCCGCAAGACTGGCTGGGGACGCAAGCCGAAACCGAAACCGATCGAGCTCCGCCTCCCGCGCTGGTCTGAGATTAAAGAACTCCTCCGAAGCTTCTAACTCCATGCCTACCCGGTGGAGCATTTTGATTTTAACCATGCCGCACCGCCGGCACCTGCTCGAGAAATTGCTCGCGAATCTCCAGCAGCAAGCACTTCCCGAAGTTGAAATCCTGGTGAAGGAAAATCCCTACGATCTCTCCCGGCTCGGCGCCAACCGGCAAGCCTTGCTCGAAAAAGCGCGAGGCGAATACGTGAACTTCATTGACGACGACGACGAAGTGCCCGCGGACTATCTGGCAACCATCTTCCCGCTGCTGGATGGAGTCGATTACATCGGCTTCCAAATCGAGATGACGTACGACGGCCGGCCCTTCCAGTTGGCCGATCACTCGCTCAAACACAAAACGCCGGAAATGGGGAAGAAGAACGTCTCGCACCTGAACCCGATCCGGCGTGAGTTAGCGATGCAAGGAATCTTCGAAGGGGGCTTCGCCGAAGATCGCCGCTGGGCGGAGCGCGTCGCCCCATCGGTCAAGACCGAGCACTACATCCCGCGCGTGATGTACGTCTACCACTACTCCAGTACCAAGAATGTGGCTCATGGCTAACTGCTCCAACTGCGGCTCCGAATCCACTCGCGTGCGCTCGCGCTGGACCGACAAGGGAGTACAGCTCCCCGACGAATGCCCTGCCTGTGCGCCGCAGAGCTTCGAGAAATTCACCGCGCCGTCGGACAAAAAGATCTGGATGGGCTACGAAGCCCACCCCAACGAATACGTCAGGGCTGCCGACGGCGGCTTCGATCGCAAACCCGAGTACCGCGCCGAGCAGGAACAGAAGCTCTGCCAGGCGACCGAAGACGAGAAGGCGAGAGAGGAACAGGTCGCGGCCCGCAAGCGGGCGAATCGCAGGCTGACCCCTATGACCGCGGCTGAAATGACGGCCGCGCTGGCGAAGGCCGCTGAAATCGCAGAAGCGCTCAGGAGATCATGAAACCTCAAGACGAATGGCAGAAAAAAGTGCGGCGGATCCTCATGGACCCGGACGGCCGCGCTGCGCTCAAACAGTACGGCATCGACGTCGAGATCACCGACGAGGAAAAAGAGAAAGAGAAGCCCATCGTGGCCATTCTCTGCCCCACCTATCGCGCGCCGGAGCCCGTGATGCAGGACTCGCTGCGCGCCATGGTGCTCTACTCTCGCGAGCGCGGCATCACGGTCTACTCCGGCGCACCCATCCAGACTTCCGTAGTTCACTGGTCGCGGAATTTTATTGTGGCCGACCAGATCAAGAGCGGAAAGCCCTGGACGCACGTACTTATGGTCGACGACGACATGAAGATCCCGGAAGACGCGCTGGTGAAATTGCTGGCGCATCAAAAGGACATCATCGGAGGGATCTGTACCCGAAGAACCGATCCGCCGCGGCCGACGATCAGCCACTACAACGACGAGAAGCAAGTCTTCGAGCCGATCTGGGAATGGCCGGACAATGAGACCTTTGAAGTCGGCGGCATCGGTGCGGCCTTCCTGCTGGTTTCGAGAAATGCCCTGGAGCAGATTGCGCAAGCCTACTTCGATTGTCTCTGGGAAAAAGATTTCTATAAGGTGTCGGACGAATGGGTGGAGCGCGTGCGGGCGCAGCGCTTGCAGTATTTCGACAAGGAAAAGATGGCGTTCTGGTTCCGCTTCCTGCCTTCTGAATCGCTGGCGATCGAGCAGGGCGAGGACATGAGCTTCTGTCTCGTTGCCCGCAAGTACTGCGGGCTCTCCATCTGGGTTGATACCTCCGTGCAGCCAGGACATCTCGGCACCTACGATTTCGGCGTGAAGGACTTCATTCCCTACCGGCACGAAGTGATCGAGCGCGCCAAGCGGGACGGAACCTACAAACCCAAGGCGGTCCCGCCCATGGATATTTCGATCCTCTGCCCCACGCGCGGCCGGCCGGAAAACGTCAAGCGCTTGCTTGATTCGATCGCCGCGACTTCGAGCGTTTTACCGGAAGTAATTTTCTACGTGGACGATGACGACACAACGTTTCCTGGCGCTCTCGGGTATCCAAATGCTTCTGTCGTGCGCGGCCCACGCATCACGCTCTCTGATTGCTGGAACAAACTGGCGGCGATCGCCACCGGGGAAATCCTGATGAACGCCGGCGACGACCTGATCTTTAAAACGAAGGGCTGGGACGACGAGGTGAAGCAGTCCTTCGCGAATTTCCCCGATCGCCTGGTCTTTGTGCACGGAGACGACGGGCACTTCGGGAGGCGCTTCGGCACGCATGGCTTTGTGCATCGCAAGTGGGTCGAGGCAGTCGGCTACTTCATTCCGCCCTACTTCTCCTCTGACTTTGGCGACACCTGGCTGAACGAAGTCGCGAACCGCCTCGATCGCCGCGTGGCCTTGCCGTTCCTGGCTGAACATATGCATCCGATCTGGAACAAGGCCGAGTGGGACCAGACGCACAAGGAACGACTGGCGCGGCACGAGCGCGACCAGGTGGAAGAGTTGTACAAGAAACTCGCGCCCGAACGGGATCGCGACGTCGAAAAGCTCTCACGAATCATCCATGGCGAAAGTCTGCCTACTCGACAGCCCGAGCTGGTTGTTATTTAACCCGCTGAGCTTCCTGCACCTCGGGATCCTGTACCTGGCGGGCTCGCTGCGCAAGGCGGGCCACGAGGTGAAGGTGCTCGACGCGCACCAGATCACCAGCTGGGACAAGGCCAAGAAGGAGCTGATCATTCACCATGAGCAGCTCGAGCCCTGCGACGTGCTCGGGATCTCGGCGACGACGGCCAACGTGCATTGGGGCAAGCAGCTCGCGAAGGCCTGGCCGGCGAAAGTCAAAGTGCTCGGCGGATCCCATGCCACCTACATCGCCAACGGCCCGCACGAGCAGTACAAGCGGCCGGAGTACTTCGACGGTTTCAATTTCCTGATGCTCGGCGAGTCGGAGGATTCCTTTGTGCAGTTCTGCGACGCATGGGACAAAGACGAGAACGTCTATCACGTGCCCGGCCTCGCCTGGTTTAACTCTTTCCGGATGCTGCAGAAGAATCCGCCGGCCGCGCTCCCAGACGTGAATTCCCTTCCCGGTCCCGCATTCGATCTGTGGCCGACCGAGTTCTATAGCGGGCGCTTCACGACGTCGGATTACGACGGCAAAGGCGGACAAGGCATGACCGCGCAGCTCTTCACCGCGCGCGGATGCCCTTACGGTTGCCGCTTCTGCGCCGATGCGAGAACCAAGATTCGCGAGGAAAGCTATGAGCAGATCGAGATGCAGGCCGCGGCGTTGGCCTTTCAGGGTGTCACCTGCGTGCGAATCTACGACGACGTGCTCACTATACGTGCCGATCGATGCAAGAGAATCGCTGACATCATGGCTGACTACGGTCTGTGGTTCCGCGGGAACACGCGAGTCAATCTTACGGACCGGAGTCTTTTCGATTACCTGGCGAAGCGGGGCTGCGTTGAGCTCGGCTTCGGCGTCGAGCACGGATCCGCGCGAATGCTGAAGGCGATGGACAAGGGCACGACGCCCGAGAAGAACACGATCGGGATCAAGATGTGCCAGGACGCCGGCATGGTCGCGAAAGCCTATCTGCTGGCCGGCTTTCCCGGCGAGACGCTCGAATCGCTCGCCGAGATGGAAGCCTGGATGCGCGACGCGCGTCCCGACGCCTGCAGCTGGAATCTCTTCCAGCCTTATCCCGGATCCGACGTGTGGATCCACCCCGAGAAGTACGGCGTGAAGCTTCCGCTGAACGCTTTCGACAAGTTCTGGCAGACCGGCGATGAAGTGACCGAGGAATCGGTGTATCTCGATCTGCCCAGTATTTCCAAATCAGATTTAGTCCGGCGCTTCCGCGAGATCTCCCAGGTGATCGATTCCGAGATCCAGCATCGCGACCGGGCGCAGGTGATGATGCAATGACTCCAGCTTTTGCGTGTGCTCTCACTGTCATGTTCTTTGTGGCCTGGATTATGGCATTTGTCCTCGGCTACATGATCGGACGGAGGCATAAATGAAGATCGGATTCGTAGGTTGCGGGAAACTCGGCCTGATGGTCGCGCTGGCGATCGAATCGAAGGGCCACGAAGTCAAAGGCTACGACGTCAACAAGCAGATCGCGAACTACTTCGCCGGCGCGCCCTATCCCTACCAGGAAGAAGGCGCGGACGCTCTCTTCCACTCGAGCAAGATGGAGATGGTCGGGCTCGAGGAGCTGTGCCGCTGGGCCGACATTCTCTTTCTCGCGCCGCAGACTCCGCACGAGGCGAAGTACGAAGGCGATCGCCCGCTGCCGGAATCGCGCGCCGACTTCGACTACCAATATCTCAAGCAGTGCGTCTGCGACGTGCGCGCCTACCTGGTGCGTCCGACGACGTGCGTGCTGATCTCGACCGTTTTGCCGGGCACGCTCGAGCGCGAAGTCCTGCCGCTGCTCGACGATCGCTTCCGCCTGGTCTATGAGCCGCTGTTCATCGCGATGGGCACGGTCGTGCGCGATTTCCTGAATCCGGAGTTCGTCCTGGTTGGGCTGCACGACAAGCAGGCCGCCGGCGAGCTGCAGCGCTTCTACGCGACTATTCACAACCGGCCGCTGTTCATCACCGACGTGAAAACCGCCGAAGGCATCAAGGTCTTCTACAACACCTTCATCACGGCCAAGACCGTGCTCGCAAATCTCTACGGCGAGATGGCCGCGCGGCTCGGCATGAACGTCGATGACATCTTCCAGGCGCTCACGCTGGCGACGGATCGCCTGCTTTCCCCGAAGTACCTGAAGGCCGGCATGGGCGACGGCGGCGGCTGCCATCCCCGCGACAACATCGCGCTGAGCTACATCGCGCAGAAATGCGAGCTGAGCTTTGATTTCTTCTCCGCGCTGATGACGGCGCGCGAAAAGCACGTCGAGTGGCTGGCTTCCCTGATCAAGCAGTACCGCGGCGATCTCCCGGTCTTCATTCTCGGCCGAGCCTTCAAGCCTGAGACCAACATTGAGACCGGATCGCCGGCCGTGCTGCTCTCACGCATTCTGCATCGCGACGGGATCCCGCACGGCTCGCAGGAGTACTTCGTTCCGCTGCAGCAAGGCCTTTACTTCATCGGCACCAGGCACGAGCGCTGGGCGAAGACGAAGTTTCCGGCCGGATCCGTCGTGATCGATCCCTTCCGCTATATCCCGGACCAGAAGGAAGTGACCGTGCTGCGCCTCGGCGACGGATCGATCCTGCCGAAAGCTGCCGTGGTTCGTTCTCTTGTTGCCGTTCGCACGCCTAGCCCAACAAAACTCTCAAAGCGGCACTGGAAGAAAGTAATGGAAGAAGCTGGATGACCCGAACCGAAATCATCGAACTCGCAAACCAGCTCACCGAGCGCAAGGGCGAGAAGGTTTTGAACCTGCAATCGCTCTATCGCTTCGTGCTGCAGGACATCTGCAAGCGGCAACGCTTCTGGTGGCGGCGGAAGTATTTCAGCTTCCCGCTGGTCGCAAGCCAGGCTCTCTACGATCTGACGTCCGTGGTCACCACGCCAGCAGGTGCGATGACGGACGTGCTCCTCGAGGAGATCACGAAGTTCACCGTGATTCTGACTTCGAGCCCCTACCAGGTCGCCGAGTTTGTTCCCGTATTCGATCCCGAGGCGCTGATCGACATGGTGAACAACACCTCGATCACTTCGCCGACGCAGGGCAACACGCAATCGCCAGGCGGACGCTACACCATGGATCCGAGCGGCGTGAACGTCGTCCGCATCGATCCGCCCGATCTCGCTTACACGGCATTCGTGGTGGGCTGGGCGATGCCGAATCCGGCAACCGACTCCGCCAGCGACGCAGTCCCGCTGATTCCCGCCTTCTATCACAACACCATTGTTTCGGGACTGAACGCCAAGATTTTCAAGTTTGCCTACGGCTCGAAGAATGAGAAGACGCTCGACGCGATGGCCGAGTACGAGCAAGGCCTGCAGGACATGATGCAGAAGAAGCAGTTCGATCCGAACTACCGCTCGCAGCTGTCGCTTGCGGAAGATTCAGTTCGCTCTACTTAAATGTGGCTCCGCTTTGTTTGTTGGTTTAGCCGAAAGTTCTTCGACATCCACGACTACCACGAGTCGTGGGGCGGAGATGGGCTTCCGACTCACTTCTACGAGTACCACTGCTCGAATTGCGGCAAGCCGTTTGTGATCTAGATGCCACCTCTCCGACCATTCGAACAGATCGACGCCGGCGGTGTCGATGCCCGCTCGAACCCGATCAACATGCCGCGCAACCGCGCGTTGCGTTGCCTGAACTGGGTTCCGAAGCAGGCGGGCTTCTGGGAGCTGCGCTGGGGCTATTCGACCGTGACGATGTCCACGGTCTCGGCGACGACCATTCACTCGATCTTCCCCTATCGCACCTGGGACAGTACCAAGTACGTTCTCTTCATGCAGGGCACGTCGCTGAATGTTCTGAACACCGGAACTGGAGTCGTGACCACGCCGACCGTGCGCGGAACTGCGATCGCATCTTCGGCGAAGGGCATGGGCTACTTCGCGAACAATCGCTTCCACTACGGCAACGGGACGGACCAGAAGTGGTTCGACGGCACGACCTGGCGCGACAACGGGATCCGCGCGCTCACGACCTCAGACATTCGGAACGCCGTTGTAACCGAAGGCGTGCGCGAGCTGAAGACCACCGAGAACTCGACGATCACGCTTACCGCCGCGGCCGGCGGAACCTTCCCGGCCGACACGCTCACCGGGCATCTGATCTACGTTGCGATCTTCGACACCTCGAACAACGAGATCGGCCCTGCGACAGTGAGCGCCGGATCCGGCCGTGTGACCGTGGCGCTCAATCAGAAGATCACCGTCGCCAACATGCCGGACCTTTCGACCGTGAATGTGAATTACGTGAAGCTGATCGGCGGCACGATCGACGGCGGGAACCTCGCCTGGTTCTTCACCAACACTTCGACCAACATCACGAGCTGCACGCGCGTCTCGACAACTGTCACAGTGAATGCGACCGGGCACGGGCTCTCGACGGGCGACGTGGTGATCCTTGCCGGCACCACCAATTTTGACGGCGTGTACGTAGTGACCGTCACAGATGCGAACAACTTCACCGTGTCCTTAACCCTCGCGACCGGCGCCAACACCGGCGCAGTGGGCACGGTGAAACGCATCGTGAAAGCAGCGAACGCGACGACCTCGGTCGACGTCACCGCGGCGACCCAGGACACCAGCTACCAGGTGAACCAGAATCGCGGGCTCGCCGCATCGACAGTCGGCGGATCCCAGCCTGGCTATCAGTTCTATGTCTCGATCTACAATCCGAACGGAGGCGGCCATGTCGGAAACCGGATCGCGATCGGCAGTCGCGCCCTTCAAACCGCGTATCGCTCGAATTGGCATATCGCAGGCCTTCCCGACTTGTCAGCAACGGACTCCGAGTGGACTTTACTCATTGGAAGAACGGGCGACGGTGCGCAGGTTCCTTATGCTGCTACGGACAACGCCGGCAACTTCACCTACGCCGCCTCCGCCCAAACCTCGCTAGTCGTCACCGCGGCGAACCTCGACGGCAATCACGAGCTCCCGACACGCAACACTCCGATTCCCTCGCAGTGCAACATGTTCTGCCTGGCCGGCGACTTCTGCTACGCCGGCGACACCGGATCTCCCACGCTGCGCCGGTCGGGATCTCTCGCCGACGATCGCGCCGGCGTCTTCACCGGACGGCCGGAACAATCGTGGGCAGCGAATGACATCGACACCTTCCCGACCGCGGATGCTCTGACGGCGATCTTTGAAGTCGATCAGGAAGTGCTCTGCGGGACTTTGACTGACTGCGCGCTCTCGGTGAATCTCGCCGGCATTCAGCAGTGGGTGGGACCGTTCAACGTTGGGATCGCCGGGCGGCGGGCGGGGACCAAGTGCGGCTCGCATGGCTTCTTCTGGCTCTCTGGAGAAAAGCAGCTGATCACGCTGCAGAATGGCGTCCCGGTACCGGTCTCCGAAGAATACGAACTCTCCGAACTCTCGCAGATCGGCGACAACTTCCTTTCGACCGTCGAGCTGGTCTACTACCGCAACGCCGCGCTCGGCAAGGACGAGCTGCGCGTCGAAGCACAGAAGCAGGACGGCACGCCCTACACCATCATTCACGACTTCAAGCTCAGGGAGTTCTCGCAGGCGCCCGGCTCGATCTACGGGCAAGGCTACGGCTCGCAGTACGCCGGCCAGCTCGCGACTGCCTTCACCGTGGCCCAGGTGCGCGATTCGAACGGCAAGCTGCAGGTCTTTGCCGGCTCGACCAACGGCGTGCTCTACCAGCTCTACTCAAACGCCGACGACATCGGCAACCAGTACACCGCGGATCTGATTCTCCTGGTCAACGGCGGCACCAATCGGCCGAACGTGCCCTTCCTCGATTTCTACGGCGATGAGCTGATCGACGTCCAGGTGGGACAAACCCTTTCGACTTCCCTCACGCCTGGATCCGAATTTGCTTTCGAGGATCTGACGCCACCGGGCAACGGCGCAGAAGCCGTGCAGGGCTCGGAGAACGATTTCCTTTTCCGCGCGCACTTGAACACGCCCGAGGTGCAGCACATCTATGTTCGCTTCGTTTTGCAGTCGCACTCGGCCGACGGAAACCTCAGCCTGAATTCTCCGCCCCACATTCCACTCGAGAACTACGGCCGGCTGTACGAGCTGATTCCGGCGGTGGGAGACGAGCGCGAACGGTAACTCGCGATGAAACGATAACTCCGCAATGAAGTGCTGCTGCGTGTTCGGATCGAGGATGTCAGCGAAGTGCGAGTCTTCGGTGTCCTTGTAGAGACGCCAGCCGTTGATGTCGGCCGAGAATCCGGCGCCGAAGCGCCAGTTGACCAGGATTCCCCGCGGACCGGATTGCA